CAAGGGCTACCGATCCATTCTTGATCGATATGTCCTGCCGACCTTAGGTGATCGCAAAGTAACTGCGATCGATCGCAGAGCGATCCAAGAGTTACTTCAAGCCCTGCGATCTGAGGGAGTCGGATCAGCAACTCTTAATCAGGTCAAAGCCTCTCTCGGATCAGCCTTCTCCCAGTTAGTCGATACAGGAGAATTAACTCAGAACCCTACGCATGGAATTAAGATCAAGGCGAAATACTCTGACATCTCGAATGTTGTAGAGCCCGAAGAGTTTAAGGCGATCAGTCAGCACCTACCGACCGAAGGGGCGCCGTTAGTCGCCCGATTCTTAGTCGCTAGTGGGTGCAGATTCGGGGAAGCCACCGAGATCAGGGTCAAGGACATCAACCTAAAGACAGGCGAAGTCTATGTCCAAAGGCGAGTCAGCGATCTTGGATCAAGCCATACCAGTAGGTTTCTAGTCGTAGAAGCCACAAAGTCGGGTCATAAGCGAAGCCTTATGTTAAGCAAAGCCCTACTACAAGAGATTCAGGGCTATGTCATATCAAAAGCCCTATCAAAAGATGACCTACTGTTCCCAAGAACGATCATCTTAACAACAGGTAAACTAAAGACTTCTCGTGGAAGCACTATGTCTAAGCGACCATTCGCCCAAGACGGAAAACTGTTCCAGCATGGAACTCTGTACGCCTATACACATGGGCGTTGCCGATGTGAGGCTTGTAGAGAGTCGGTGCGAAAGCACAGGCAAAAGACAAAGCCATACCAAAAGCAACAGAGGTTCATCGACCATACGAGTCACTTACCACGAGATGTATGGAGAACTACATGGAACAAGGCAATAGCCAAGTCAGGCATCGGGTGGAGTCCTAGAACCCATGATCTCAGACACGCTAACGCTACTCAACTTCTAAAAAGTGGAGTAGATGTGCATGAGGTCAAGGAACGCTTGGGGCATCAGTCGATAAAGACGACAGAGCGATACTTACATCGCCTTCGTCACAACCAGTCAAAGGCATCAGAAAGTGTCAATGACTTTTTGGAGTGATGATGAACCTAACAAAAAGAGGCAAGATCGTATTCGGATCGCTATTTACGGCGATCTTCGTAGCAAGTGGGATAGTGGTACTGCCACCAGCCCTCAGCCCTACGCAAGCCGAAGCACAGATCAAGCAGAAGCAATACCAAGAGCGATACCAAGAACGAACCCTAGCCAAGTACGAGAACGCAGACAGACTGACCAAGACAGAGTTAGTCGATCTGCTTCACGCAGTTGGATTCAAGGGAGAAGCCTTACGCCATGCGTGGGCTATCGTTATGAAGGAATCAAGAGGAAACCCTCTCTCCCACAACGGCAACCGAGAGACAGGAGACAACTCATTTGGGTTGTTTCAGATCAACATGGTTGACTCATTGGGACAAGATCGTAGGGACAAGTTCAGTTTGGAGTACAACGCCCAACTGTTGAACCCTGTGGTGAATGCCGAGATTGCTTATCACATGAGCAAGCAAGGCAAGAACTGGATAGCATGGAAAGGTGTTAACAATCCAGTAGTAAAGGATTGGTTAGCGCAGTTCCCTGAAGCCCAAGCAAAAGCAATAGCAAAAGCGAAAGCAAAAGCACTAGGACAAGCAACAGAGTAAGCAATAGGAGAAGCCCCGTCAGAAATGGCGGGGCTATCTTCGAAGTAACTCTACCTGGCAGCCAGGTGAGTTAGTTAGTTAGGGGAGCATAAAATGGCGGTATTTCATGATCAAGACTGGGAGCGTAGCCAGTCAATGAATGTGCAGAAGGCAAAGCCATACCACAAGCAAGAGCAGATCTCAAAGCAATACCAAAAGGTCAAGCAAGTACCTACGAAGTTACCAAAGCAACACCAGAAGGGCAAGCAGTTGGTTCAGGACGAGTTGCCCTTCAATGATAAGCCTTGGCGTGAGAGATCTCTTACTGATACTGAGATAGAAGAACTCTTTTGGGGCAAGTTAGTTCAGTTGGGCTGGAGAATTGAAACTTACGGAGACGAAACTGCCGATATCTGGGTGAACCACGTTACAAGAAAAAATGTTGTATTGCCTTGCCCTCACTGCAATAAAAAACTAGAGACAATAGTGTGGGAGTTTATTAACTCAACAAATGCTAAGAAGATGTCCGATGAGACCGAAGTTAAAAAAAGAATTGAAAGTCATGGTGGGTTTGTTTGCCAAGCCAAAGGCACACCAGAAGCATAAGCAATAGCAAAAGCCCTACCAGAAGGCAGGGCTTTTACTTTTATTGTTAGATTATTTAGGTTGGTTGTCAGTAATTAGTTTTACTTCGCAAGCATCAGTGGTGCAGTAAGCCTCACCAATAGCATCAGCAGCCATTCCAGCATATACACCAGAGAAGTCAATCGGGAAGAGTTTCATAACTCCATCGTTCTCGTAATCTTCAGCAGTGATCTGTGTGTAAGGCATTTGAGGGTAGACATGGTTACCACTAGGCAAGAATGAGACAGTCTTAAGTTGACCATCGTACATATGCAAAGCCGTACCAATAGCCGAGGACTCTGTCTCTGGATCAAAAGAAATTGTTACTGAGACTGAGTTATCTGACCAGTAGCGTTGAGCAGTAGCAGCAAGTGCCATCTTCTCGTAGATACTTACATCCTTCTCACTTCGCTTTGCAGCAGACTTGATTGGGAAGAAGACAACCGAAGTCGTATCAGGAGACTCACTAGCAGGTTCTACTCTGTAGTTAGCAAGTTTGAATAGTGGAAGCATTGGATCGTTGTTTGCAAATCGAATTGCACGATTGAAGTACTGACCACCTACAGTCCAGTGAACTCCTGGAGATTCTCCAGCAAGGATTGAGACTGTTCCTGATGGCTTGACTGTGGTCATCTTGAGTGACTCACGGATACCAAGCCACTCGGAGTAGTTGGTGTCGTATGACTTGATGGTCTTGTAGCCTTCATCCATCCACTGACGCAGAACTGGAAGTCCCTTGTTATCTGCAAAATTTGCTACACCAGATACAGATGTACCAATACGGCGGTTACGCTGCATGATTGCATTGGTCTCTTCCCAATGAGTTGGAAGAAGAGTCACAGTCTTTGCATAGAGATAGGCAAACTTTAATGTGCGCTTGAAATCATCGAGGTCTGTGTGGCGGTTCAAGTAAGTCTCAACCAAGGTACAGCACTCGTATGACTCTAGTGACTGCTCGGCGCAGGGGTTGTACCCTGCGATACGCCAGTCCTTGTTGTTGATTGGATCAGAAAGGCGACCATACTGCTTAGAGATGTCCATCCAGATCACTCCTGGCTCACCGTTTCGAGCAATGCCCTCAATGATCTTGTCTAAGTCATCTCCTACATTGACAGCCACGGAGTTGTTAGACATCCATCCATGAGTCATACGCTCTGGATACTTCTCGTAGTTCTTTAAGTTCAAGAACTCCTCATCATCAATACGACCAATGAGTAGTTCAGCAGAGCGACGGACGTTTCCAGATACAACACATACACCGATCATGTTGCCGATGTCTGCAATGTCACGACGAGTTAACTTCTGACCAGCACGATCTTTAAATAGTTCACTAATGTACTGGTGCAGTTTGATTAGCGGGTCTGCTCCTGCTGCGGTTCCACCAAAGGTACGGATTGGTTCACCCGCTGGACGGATCGCTTCGTAATTAAATACTGGAGCCTTCGTATCTGGCTTGAGGTAGGAATTGATGAGGGAGGCTGTTGCTTCGACCCAACCCTCTCTGGTGTCTGGGATGTCATAGGTAGTTTCTCCTTGTGGTGCATAGATAGTGAACTCCTTGTCTGCTCCCCTGTCATCAAAGCCAACGCCCACTCCGAGCATTGATGCCTCCATCAGGAATGCAAATGGTTTGGCTGGATCTGTCTTGACCATAGAACCAGTAGAGACAAAGGCACAGTTCTGCAATGCTGCAGAGTTACGTTGCTCATTGACTAGTGGAGTTCCCATTACCCATAGACCTCGTCCAGGCGGTGTCCACTTCAGATTCCATAAGCGATCGAATGCCTCTTTAGCCGAGGCTGCTGCCTTTGCATCAGACCATGGCAAGCGGTTCGTCTTTGCGTGATCCTTCTGTAATGAGTACATGCCATTGATGACTCGCTCACATACATCAACCCACGTCTCTTTCGTACCATCTGCCTTGAGGCGAGAATAGGTACGTAAAAAAGTTATCTCTCCAACCGAGTTTCCCGCTGCATCTTGATAACCAAACGGCGCCTTCTTTGGGCGGTATGGTCCGATGAAGTCCTCAGTAAGTTTGAAAGATAATGTTGTCATAACCCCTACCATTTCTGTAAATGTCTAAATACCCCTCTGTGGGTTGCTTAGTATTGCGCTTGGAAACCTATCATGCATCTGCTAACTTTGCGAAG